TTCATCGCTCAGTTGGGTCTGACCCTCTTCAAACCAAAAATCATGCAACAACTTCAACTAGCTCTTTTCCAGAAGGTTATATCCTATCTGGACAGGTACTACTTGAAGGTTGGTGCTGATCTTGGACTTATCCGAGAATGGGTTTCACTAGTGGATAAGAGATTGACCACACGGGGTCCTGTTGACACTGTTGCTTGGATCAAATTGATCCGGCTAGCCTCAACAAGATACCTGTGTGGGTCACCCTTATCACCTAGTGAATGCCCTGGGGTGGAGCTTGACGAGAGCGGTTTACCGAAAATCGCTGTCGCCCAGCTCCTCCGTGACCGTCAGCCTAACCACGTACGACTCGGTCTAACATTACTGAATGTTAGTCGGATCGTAAAAGGGACGAAGGCCGCTGATCTAAGTACGATCACTGAACCTGGGAAGGATTTTGACTCCAGTATAGGAGCTTCCTTCGCAGCTACAGTTGATCGGCTTGGATGGCGGCTTCCCCGTCCCACGTGGGAGGGATGGCATGTCACTACCAAGGCAGGCCCAAATGCTCAAGCTCTTCTAGGTGCCATCGAGGACGTGTCTTTACTCTCAGAATCCAATGTAAGGGATATTGGTATTCTGGGTGGTGAAGACATTGTCCAGGCGATTGGTACCCTCCGGCTCTTTAGCCCCCTTGCCTGGCTCAGTAAGTTTGGTTTAACTCCGAAGGGTCGGAGATCCAAACTTGCCCGAATCAGGGACAAGGAAACCAAGTGCCGGATTGTTGGTATCCTTGATTATCCGACACAGTCAGCTCTTTACCCTCTACACACTGCCCTTATGGGCCTGTTGAAGAGGCTGAAGCCTGATTGTACGTTTAATCAAGGATCCTTCAGAGCCACACTACCTTTGAAAGGACCGTATTACTCTTACGATCTATCAGCCGCGACAGACCGGTTTCCATGCAAGCTGCAGGAAATCGTGCTGGCTAAGCTTATAGACCCAGAGTATGCGGCGGCATGGTTACGAGCTACGACAGACCGGGACTTTATGGTCACATGGACTCGTCCAAATGAAAGCATTCGCTATTCAGTTGGGCAGCCCATGGGAGCATATAGTTCTTGGGCACTGTTCGCAGTATCGCACCATGTTGCTGTCCGGCTCGCGGCTGAAAGGGCTGGTTATCCAGACTTTCAGGCCTACGCTTTATTAGGAGACGATATCGTTCTCACTAATGAAGCCGTAGCCCGCGAGTACCGAGCACTCCTTGCAGAGATAGGTGTAAGCATTTCAGACACAAAATCACACGTATCCAAGGATACGTATGAGTTTGCTAAGAGATGGATACACCGTGGAACTGAGGTGTCCCCCGCTCCTCTAGGTTCTCTATTCGAAGCAATGCGCCTCGATAAGAAATGGCAGTCCGGTTTTTCTCACCCTGAGAAAGGCGTCCTGTTTATCTCTTATTACGAGGTGGCAACTTGGTTTAGAGAGCTAGAAGCTCGATGGACACCGCGATCCTACACTATGGTAACCCGGGGCTTGGTGGCTTCGCTCTTGAAACTTTTAACGCCGTCGGCTGCTTATGCGGACCGGCTGGCGGAAAAAGCGTACAAGTTCTTCTTATTACCTTCACGCGAAGATAGTAAGAACCTGAGACGTGAGAAAGCAAGAATCTTGCTTTCCCTCATTTCAGGCAGTATCTTTTCTTGCAACCTCGCTGGGTCTTATCATGGGATATTCCCGTCTGTGATTGACAACGAGGGTGATCATGTTAAGTTCCCCGAACTTAATATGGCACCCGAGCGTCAATTACATGCGGATGAATGGCTCATGGTCTGGCTCAACGAATGCAAGGCAAGGGTACTGGAGGAAGCCATCAAGAAGCAGTTAGCATCTTTGCAAAGGTTTCAATTAGAACTTGGCAAATATGTTGACCTGCTTCCTGAAGGGTCGGATGCCCAATCGACACTACTTTCCTTGCCTCCTCTTGCGGTAATTGTGCGAAGTATCGCGCAATTGCAACAAGAGTTTGATAAGGCGCATAAGGTAAGAGATTCAACGGATCCCCAACACTGGCTTGAGTTGGAGGTCCGGTTGTTTCTCGATCCTTTTGCGACTTTATCGACAAGGAAAAGTAAGACCATTGCATCAAGCAAGGCAACTGTCCTTAACCACGTTACGGCTATGCTTCGAGGTATAGACCGAGTGCGTGCTCTTGCGATATCAAACATAGACCTGAAAAGTCTATTGGTTGATATACAAAATCACGTAGTCGTTCCTACCCGAGGTGATAGACGTAAGCGGCGCTCTATTGGGAAAGGTCCCAAGATGAGCTAGGGTAAGGGTTGCAGTCCGTTCACCGCTCCTTTCACGGGGTTAGCCTGTTGGCGTCCCGTGACGGGTTGGCGTTGGGAGGGGCTTTCTTGATGCGAACCTTGCGGTAGTGACTTTGTCACCTAGTTGAAGCAAGCTTCGAGCCCTCCATTCGGAGAGAGTCGAAGATTGGCTCAACCTAACAAGGTGGCCTCCTTCTCTCAAAAGCCTAGGGCTCTTATTGTTCACAACTCGTGAGAGTCGGTCCTTTAAGATGATACCCGAAGCTCCACAGTGTCTTACCAAAAGATCGCAGGATCTGACGCTCCACACTTAGCACCCCTGTTTCCCTCCTCACCGTGTTGGCAAGGTAATGGCTTACCAGCGGTGAGTGAAAACCAGGTTCTACTATTTGTGTCCCGGCAGCCGGACCTTTTGATGAGATAGCACTGGGGGGGTTGAGAGAAGAG